ACCTAGTATTTCCAAGATTTCTATCAAAAGGTCGTCCTGGTCTAGAATCCGCACCGAACCATTTATTTAAATCAGACCACACAAACTGATAATAATCATCTATGGCTGTAATTTTTCTTTCCACAATCATCCCTAATAATTCTTCTGTTGGTTGGAAACTACTTGGTTTTAATTTATCTATAAATAAACAAGAGTCAATCCCTTCTTGTTCTTTGCAAAGTTCGGTAATACAAGGGTCTAAAGGACCTAAATCAACTATTGTTGTTGGGAAATTTATTCCAAAATGTGCAACAGCTCCAGTTGGTGTGGCCTCACCCTCTTGGTTAGGGTTGTTAATACTTGTGAATCCTCCTGATGAACTAAAAGGACAACTCCTATAATAATAAAAAGATTCACCACCATCCTCGTTTTCAGATTTATATATTATATCCTTAGTATATTTTGATTCACTAATGTTGATTGGTTGTCCGTCCAATTGATTTACTTTTAATTTTTTTACCATGAACTTTGGAAAATATAAAGTTCCGTTAATCCAATTATTACTAAATTTCATGTTAAACACCCCCTCACAAAGACCAGTGTAAATATTAGCTAATATTCTCCATTGGTTTAATGACCTGAACATCCTATAAACACTATCAATACACGCTATTAACAAACCTAATACTCCAGTGAAATTAAATATGTGTATTAATACAGCACCAACATTAAATGGGATGCCGGAACTGAACCCTAAAAGAATTAATGCCAAACCATATAAGAATAAAACACTAGGTAAAAATTCTAAAGCGTAACAACCTATTGGGTAGTCATTATTCATTCCCCTCCAATAATACGCATTACCGTTACCACCACCGTCGGGTGCTTTAGGTCCAAACCCACGCATGTACCTCTCTTGGTTACAATTATTTGTACTATTTGGGTCATCCGCTATGGTTTCTGGTAGTATCACATCTGACTCATCTATAAATAAATCAAATATTAAAGGTATCTCAAATCTAAAAGTACCACCACAAAAACAAGGTTCACAGTTTGGGTAATTATATAAACTTCTAACTATGAAAAAATTTCTAATTAAAGTTTCACCCATAGGACCATATAAAAAAATACCACTAAGAGCTAATAATACAAGACCAACAATAAAATCAACCAAAAAATTAGATATTAAAGCAGCACCAACAGGTAAGTTAATTACCGAAACTGAAGCTATTGTCCCAACCGAAATTAGAGAAGAAGTTTTAGCACTTTGTAAACAAAGACTAGCGTATTGGGACACTATAGATATTAGTTGGAAACTAACCAATAAAGCGGCTATCGTAATAGTGATAACCTGCAAAAGTCTTGTTACTTGTAGGGTTGAAAATGTTGTTGTCCCTCCTCTAAAAGCATCATTAACTGGAAATTCTTTAGTTATGTCAGTACATCTACTTTCAGCAGGTGGATTAATAGTTTTAATACCTAAAAAACGCCACCTACTATTAGCGGTTTTATTAAAATTTCCATTACCTATGTTCTTTCTATAATTATCTATAAAACTAGCTACGCTATAAACTCTGTTAGGTAAAAATTCATAAAAATAATCAGTACATTTATTTGCTGGTGAACCGTAAATATCTTTTGGTTGTTGTACTCCTGGGTAATCCTCTAATTTATCAGAAAAGTTATAAGATTTTTCTAAATCTGCACCCTCATATTGTCGTATATTAGGTACCAAATACCTCCCACTCCTAACTTCACCACCTGGTGAATCAAAAGATATCCTAAACCTATACTTAGCCTTAGTTGGTATCCCAACTCTTGGGTCATCAGATATAACTTTTTGACCAAACTCATTAGTTACAACATAATCTAAATTCATAGGTAATTGTGTAACCCAAGTTCCATTACCATCTATAACTTTACCACCATTATCTAAATTGAATTTCTCTAATTTTGTTGTACAACCATCATCTTCCTTAAATACAGTATGTCTTATACTTTCAATATAACCAGTTCCAGTAGTTAGGTTACATAATTGACCTTGTTGTTTACTAGGTACACCACTAGTTGACACATAGTTATTATCATCATCTGTTATGATAGAACCCATAAATGTAGCACTAGGTTCTATTTCAATACCAGAATCCCTCAAATCAAAATCGACTCTGGTTATACCTACACCACATAATGTCTCATCACCCCAAAAAGGTACAACCTGAACAGCTTTATTTTGTAAAGCTATTTGTGGTAAAGTATCTAAATTTTCAGAACTTTTAAAAGTTAAAGAATTTTCAAACCTAGATGGGCTTTCACCATTTCTAATAAATTGATAAGGCCTCATGGAATAACACCCTATGTCACTAACATCGATACTAGCGTGAATAGTTTGATTACCTAAAGGAACACCCCATAACATATAATCACCACTCTCATTAGTCTTGGTGGTGTATTTATAATACTTTTCAAATACTTCTAAAATAACAGGGTTGTTGATTACTTCTTCTGGTGTGAAGAAATTACCAGTAGCTACATGATTACAACTTTCTGAAGTTTTAGGTAATAAATTATACCTATAACCTTCTTCATTCTTATCGGTTATTTGTCTATATGGGTATAACTGTGAAATAACTTCATCCTCAGCATCTTCATCAGTTATCGGTACAAATATTGAAATTTTAGCGTTAGGTATACCGAACCCACCATTAGCTTGTGCCCTACCAACTATCACACCATAATCTGCACATGTTCTAGAATAAACATCTGATTTTACTATTTTTAAACTTAGGATTTCTAGTTGGTCAAAGTCTTGTTCTAAATTAACAAAAATATTTTTGTCTTGATTAGGTTTTACTTTAATCCTATATGATTTGGGCATACTTAATTCTTTATAAAATAAATAGTTATTTACTTAAAATCAAATTTAATAACTTAATTAAATATGTAAACGAATTAAGAAATTGTTGTTTGACTTGTTGTCTTAACTCTAACCACAATATCTTTGGTTGGGTACCTAACTTGATATGATTGTGTTGGTTGTGCAAATATAACACCATCAATCAATTGAATTTGTTTTGTTGCTGGGTCGGAATAACTTTGTGATACTTCGTTACTTGAATATTCACCACCAACTCTATTAAACATTCTCAAATCGATTAAATTTATAACACCGTCTTGTGATGCCAAATCTTTAATTAACTGACCTACGAAAATATCTGTACCCATCTCTCTATTTGCTGGGGCAAAGAATTGATTAGTTATATTAATTACGTTAGTTATTATAACTCCACTATTGAATGATGGGTCAATTAACAAATCTATTTCTAAAGCCAAATCAATAATCTCAGCTGGTTGTACAACGATATAATCATTTAACATTCTATAATCTGATAGATATTCACTAATATTATTCATTAGTGTGGTACTAACATTTGATGTTAGAGAACCATCTGGGTTAAATGACAATAATTTAATCATTATTTTATTTTCAACCTCCATAACACCACATTTTGCTGGAGCACCAAAAACAGCCGGCATCGTCTCTATCAATACCTTATAGTCTGATAATGTAACCGCTCTTTTTTGAGCTGAGAAATTAAATCCAATATAATTTCTAATTTCTTCAACTGTCGGTTGGTTGGCACCACCAATTGCTGCTGTAACATTATTTACACTTAATGATGAACTAACAGACCTATTAACATTAACATTCGGACCATTTATTATAAAATCTATGGTGCCAAATGTATTTAAAGTATTTGGACCAATATTTGTAGCTCTACCACCACCAACTCGGTATTGTATAAACAATGTGGTATTAGCTCTAGGTGTGATACCTAAAGATAGGTTGTTCATATACCTACTTAAATCCATTGTAAAATTTTGATTCGTAAAATCATCTAATGTGGCTTGTGAACTACTAGTTCCACCACCTAGGGTTAAGAAGAAGAAACCTTCTGGGGTATATTCGGTAACAAACCTTTGGTTTACAGTTTCCCATTTACCAACTTTAACACCAGGTAAATCAGAAGGTTTAGTAGTGTCAACAATAAAAACTTTATCTTGTGCTAAAGCATCTACCTCATACCATTTATTTTGTGAAGTTAAAAATTCTGTAGCTTTTGGTACAGCTTGTATGTTAGTACCATCTTTTTGAATTACACCAGTAACTCCAAGTATATTTTTTTCTGGTAAGAAAATCTTTAAGAAAGGTACCACATCAGTATTACCAATAACTCTTTTAAACACTTTGGTTATACCATTAATTACAACTTCTCTTTTTGTTATGGTGTAACTAACAATATTACCACTATTGTTAAAATTAGGTATTTTTGTTCTATTTGGAAATCCAGTCGCGTCGAATGGGACTGAAAAATCAATATCGTATATATTTTCGAAAACTTGTCCAGCACCTCTAATTTGTGAACCTCTTCTTAGGGTACCCAAATATCTAAAATCTTCTTTGTCTCCACCACCAGACGCTTGTAACACAGGTACTGTGATACTAAAATCACAAACAGATACTGAAGGTCTATTACCAGGTATTTTTAAACCATATGTCCTAGCTATATTAAATAATGAAGACCTTTGGTTTGCATATTGTAAAACTGTTTCTTGTAAACTCCTATCTATATGGTAGTTTAAGTTATCTGCAACAGCAGCATTTAAATCTAAAAACACAGAAAATAACGAAGCGTCATTAGCGTTTTGTATTAAATCTGGGTATTGGTCTTTTACATAGGTTAAAAGTTCACCTCTTAAACTAACAAAATCTCTTTCAGAATACGATATTTTATTGTTTGCCATATTAAATATTAATTATTACAAAGTCTCTTGTTTCAAAAGCATCACTGGTTATGGTAAATTCTACTTTAACTTTTGCGGTGTGTTCTTTAGTTCCTTGTCCCGCAACCCTATAAACTCTTGGGTCGTTATCTGCCACAATAGTACCTGGTGTTTCCTCAGTTTCTAAAGCACTTTCTACTATTATATTAGTTATTCTAAGATTAGGTATATATTTTGTAACTTGTTCTCTAATCTCACCCTCAATAGATGAAAAAGTTGGTGAATCTAATGGTTCAAAGATGTACTCGTACAGTGAGGTACCAAAATCTGGTAAAAAATACCTACTACCCTTTCTAGTTAATAGTAAGTGAATTAAATTAGCTTTAATTTCATCTTCTGGTGTTTCAGTCATTTTTAAGTAATCACCAAAAACACTATCCTGAAAAGGAAAATCAATACCAAATGTTTCTCTTTCTGCCATTAGTTTTATTTATAAATATTAGGTTTTATAATTCTCATCTAAAAGAGTCACAACTTCTTTATTGTAAAAATGTGGTTTGCATAAAAATCCGTAGTTTTCCGCCAATTCGGAAACTACGGACTTAAGTACTTTACTATCCCCAGTTATTATTTCTAATGTTTTAGTATGATATAATTTGTGGTCATATAAAAAACTATCTACAACATCATAAGTTTCTTCAATTTTATAACCATGTAGGTCTAAGGTTTGCATTTTTTTTTCTTTATCATTTATATTATTAATGTTCATATTTAAGTGTAAGGGTATTTCTTAAATTTTAAACACATAACATATAAATATTAACCTTCACAACTAACACACTCTTGCATTGCTTTTATAGCTATATCTCCACGAAGAACAGATTCAGTTCTAACATAATATAATGTTTTAACACCTTGTCTCCAAGCTTCTAAATGTACTTGGTTTATCCATTTTGGTGTCGCCTCTTTTGGGAAAGCCAAATTTAAACTAACAGCTTGGTCAACATATTGTTGTCTGACTCCAGCTTGTTTGACTAACTCAAGTTGATTAATTTCTTTAAATGTTTTGAACACATCCTTAACTTTATCATATTCCAAAGGACCATGAAAACCTTCTACTGGTAAGTCATTAATGTGGGATAATTTACCATTGTAATAACACCAATTATCCAATTCATCAATGTCCTGTACACTTCCACCATCAGCAAGAATTTTATCCCAAGTTTCTTTGTTATTTATACCAACCTTTCTAAAAACTTTAACTAACTCTTTGTTCTTTCTAATGAAAGTACCTTTTGCACTTTGTTCTGTATATACATTTGCTGGGATAGGTTCAATTCCACTTGAAACCCCACCAGCTAATTTTGAGTTAGATACTGTTGGTGCAACAGCTCTCAAATGTGTATTTCTAAATCCACTACCAACACACCATAATGGTTCACCATATTCTGTAGCTAAATCTCTAGAAGCCTGTTCAGACTCAGTTTGTATTTGTCCAAAAATTCTTCTAGTTTCAAACTGTGCTTGTAAACCTTCAAATGGGATTCCTTTTTGTTGTAAATAAGTATGCCAACCAAGTACACCCAATCCTAGAGCTCTTCCTTTTTCAGCACTTCTAACAGCGTTTTCAAAACCTTTTCTATATTTTGCTTTTTGAATAAATTCTTCAAGTACACCATCTAAAAACCAAGTTGCTGTGTAAATCAAATCAGTGTCCTTCCACTCATCATATTTAGAAAGGTTTAGTGATGATAAACAACAAACAAATGAATGTGATTCGTCTGTATGTAAAACGATTTCTGAACAAATGTTAGTCATAAAAACTTTGAGTCCGTTTTTCTTATAAGACTCTGGGTTTTGTTTATTAACATTACCTTTGTACATAATATATGGTTCACCAGTTTGTCTACGTTTTTTTAATAGGTTCACCCATCTTTTTCTAGACTCTTTATCACCAGCCTCAAGTTTCCTCATAAATTTATCACCTACGATAGCACATTGGTGTAAATTAAGTGATTGTCTATTAACATCCCCTTTTGGTTCACGAATCTCCAACCATTCATCAAAGTCACCATGTTCTATATTGAGATTAACTGATGCTGCACCTCTTCTAACAGCTCCTTGATTTGTAGCTAGGATGGTAGAATCATAAATTTTACAAAAAGGAACCACACCGTCACTAGTACCGTTATCGGTAATTAAAGAACCTGATGGTCTTATTTGGTTAATTCCTATACCAACACCACCACCGTGTTTTGCTAGTAACATCATCTCAAGATTTTTTGTACCAATGTCTTGTATTGAATCCGCGACATCAATCCCAAAACAAGAGATTGGTAACCCTCTTTCTGTACCAGTATTTGATAAAACTGGTGTAGCTAGACATAACCAACCTTTCCAAATATAATCAAAAAATTTAGTAGCCATTTGTGGTTTACCCAATCTTTTCGCTACTGTAGCACAAACTCTCCAATAAGCATCTTTAGGTTTTTCACCTGGTAATAAATAACCATTAGAAATAGTTTGTATATATACGTGTGTATTTGCCCAACTTGGGAAGTCCACGTCAACCTCCCAGCCTAAATGTTCAGCGTAATTTTTCATTTTTCTTCTTTTACTTTAACAAATTCTCTTACTTTTTCACCAAGTTCTTTATCATCTGAATATTCTTGAACTAAAAACTCAATAATCTCCATTCTTAACGCTTCGTGTTTAATTTCAACATATTTATTTTCTAAATCAGTATATATTTCATTTGACATAATATTATATTTTATTTTTCATTTAAAAAAGGGAATCTTCATCCCAATCATCGTCTTCACCAGCTTTACTATAATCTGTAGGTCTAATAGCGAAGAAATCCGTATGTGTAACACCACCAGTCAAATGATAAAACCAATCAAGATTACTAGCGGATTCTTCATCATAATCAAAATTATTTTGATATCCAAGTTCAACCAATTTTTCATTAGTTCTTTTAATGATAAAATTTTTCAAATCTTTAGCTGAAAGGTTTTCCAAATCACCCATTTCGAACATTTTATCAATAAACTTTTCTTCAAGTGAAATTATCATTTTAGCTGCTGAGTAAATATCTTCTTTACTTTCCTCTCTAAGTTCTGGGTATTCTTCACACATATGATTGAATAATTTGCATCCCATTCTTGAATGTAATGATTCATCTCTTACTGACCATTTCATTTGTTGTCCGATACCTTTTAGTAAATTTCTTAGTTGGAAACTGTACAACACGGCAAAGGAACTGTAAAGACTAACCCCTTCAGCGAACGCGGAAAATATTGCCAAACTCCTAGCTACTTCTTTTCTAGCGTTAGAATTTTCACTCAAATTTTCATGGGTATAGTCAGCACTAGTATTCATTAATAATTCAAACTTTTTAGAAATAGCTTCTTCATGTAAGAATGCTTCAAAATCTTCTAAACCTAATGTTTCATTAAGATATGAATAAGCTACAGCGTGAATAGTTTCTTGACTCCCAAACATCATTGCCATTTGTCTAATTTCATGTTTTGGGAACCATGTTGTTACCATATTTGTCCAATAATCACTAACAGCACATTCGGTTTGTGCGAAACCCAAAAGTATATTACCAACAAGATTCTTTTCAGAATCATTAAGTTTTTCTTTCCAATCTTTAACATCACCTTGCATTGAAATTTCTGTGTGAAGCCAAAATGCTTGTGCCTGTTTCAACCATCCGTCTGTGTAATATTCTGGATATTCGAATGGTTTATACGCTACTCTTTCCTCAAATAATTTTGTAATACTATTCATGTTTTTAATTTTAACCTTGATTTAATTGTTGATTTCTTCTAGCCAATGCCGCTCTAACTCTTTCCGCATTTCTTCTTTCTCTATCTTGTTCTAGACCTAAAAGGGTTTGTGATTGTTCGGTATCAATTTCTAAAGTTGCGTTATCAAATTTACAATTTTCAAATACAATCCCATCTTGTCCTACCCTTGATTTGGTTATCGCTATTGTAGCTAATCCCATTTCTTTTTGTTGTAATGTTTTAGCTACCGTAATAATTACGTGACCAACTTGAGCTTTTTTAATCGAACCACCCATCATATCTGTTGTAACAACTTCAGAACTAATAGATGACCTATTTCCTTGTGCAGCTGTCCAACCCGCAACATCCAACTCATTACACATACTTTCAAATTGTCTCATAACCAAACCTTCACCTTGCCAAACTTCATTAAAATGTTTGTCTGGTAAAATACAATCAATATAGTCTAAAACAATCATGTCAAATTTATTACCTTCAGCGACTAATTTTCTTATCCTATTTTTTATAGAACTAATAGTTATTCTATCTGAAGGTAACTTTTCTAAAATTAATTTACCTCTACCTTGTTTGTATGGTGCTATTTTCTCTAAAACCTCTTCTCTTCTAGATGATTGTTCTTGTGCTGGTATTTTAGACCAACATGTTATATGTTTTCTTTGAATTACTTTAGGGTTATCTTCAAAAAATATTTGTAAAACATTAAATCCTAAATTGTAAGCAGTGTTAGCTACCCTAGTTAACACTGTTGTTTTACCAACCCCAGTTGGTGCTAAAAATACACCTATCTCACCTTTAGCCAATCCACCATCTAGTATATTATCAATTCCGTTAATACCTAAAGGTATTGGGTCTCTAAAATCGTCTATCAAAGCTTCTTCCAAATCTTGGAATACGTCCATAGCTGCATCACTTACCTCACCTATTTGTGTAGCCTTTCTAATGTATTCTTCACACTTATCATACGATTCAAAATCACCTTTCTCTATTATTTTATTAACTTTGACAATAGCTTTTTTCAATTCTTGTTGTTTGCAAAACTTTAAAGCCTTTTCTTGTATCCATAAATGGTCTTCAACATTACAATCACGTATTTCTACTAACATATCAAATATGTTTGTTCTAGCCATTTCGGAAGAAACTTCCAATCTTGTCATTTGGTCTAAAACATCGAAAGTTGGGCTTGTGTTGTATTTCTCAAAATATTCTTTTGTCATCTGACTAATCAACTTAAAATATTGATTGTCAAAATATTTTGGGTCTATAACTTCAATAATGTTATTTGCAAATTTTTTATCGGTAATTAATTGGTTGATAAGTTTGACTTGGAACGTATGTCCCAAGTATCCAAAACTTTTACTTTCTTTCATCTATGTCAAATCTTTTAAGGTAATTAATAAATACTATTAAAGTATTGTTTCTAAGTACTTTCTTTCAACTTTTCTAGCTGACAATGTGTCAGATAAGTCTTTAAGAAAACTAGAAATAAAAGGTCTAACATCAACCGTATACCTTATCTTTCCAGGGTAAATCCAAGCTGGAAAAACTCTTTGTGTGACTACCCTATTGTTCAATTTTATATAGATATAGAAATTTTCATCACTTTCATTATTTCGGTCTTGTTCTGGTAGATTTATAGTCTTATTGTAGGTGTTATATAATGACATTAAATAGTCTGAAGCTTTTTCTTTTAATGAATTATTTATTTCACTTTTTATATTATTTACGACATCATATAGGTCCAAAGATTTTATATTAGATGGTCTAAATCCTCTTACGTTAAAAAATCTTTGACAAATAATGTGGTCTTCTAATGTTAGTAAAAATTCAAACTTTGTTATCTTCTTATCTTTCATTTTTGGTTTTTTTGTGATTTAAAATATTTTATTTCTTTATTTCTTATTTGTGTTATTGGGTATATAAACTCCGTCCAATTATCATCTTTTTTTGGTAACACAGTGAATAAACCATCTTCTTTCATCATTTGTACCACATTCCTATTTTCTCTACCCTCTGGGTCTAATGGTTCATTTATTAATTCTATTATTTCTTCTCTAGATTCTTCAGTTAGAAAAGTATTAGTTAAGTCTATTATTTTTTCATTTATTTCAAAAAATTCATTTCCTTTTCTTCCATCAGCTGATATCCCGTTTATTAAATTTGAGAGTCCAGTGTTTTTCCTCTGTTTAGACTCCTTAAGTTTTTCTTCAGCTATAGTTAAAATCTCATTAATATTCAACTTACTTTTTTCAATTTCTGGAAAATATTTAATTAACGACTTTTCACCAAAATACTTAATTCCTTTGATATTGTCACTTTTATCACCAAGTAAAATTTTAACTATAGGAATATTATAGGGTGGTACCATCATTGGTGTTTTACCCACTTTTATTTTGTCATTATTTGAAACTAAAGTATCCGTCCTAGTAATAATCACAGATACTTTTCCATTAACTAATTGTAATAAATCTTTATCGTTTGTTAAAATTGTTTTTTCTTCGTTAGGTGACATCTTACAATAGTATGCTATGCAGTCATCAGCTTCACAGTTTTCATAACTACCTTGTCTTACGAAAAATTCTTCTAGGTATTGGGATATACGATTTTTTTGACGAAACATATCGTCAAGTTTATCCTTACTTATCTTATTTTTACGATTTAATTTATATGGTGGGTATAGGTCTCTACGGTATTTATAATTTTTTTTACCATCCCAAAAAACAACTATCTTATCATATGGTTGTCTTTCCAAATTTCTTTTGAGCGTATTTAAAAAATAAAATATCGCTCCGAAATGTTTATCGTTGTGGTAAAAATCTTTTACTCCGTGAAAACCTGTTTGTAGTATGCTATTACCATCTACAAGTAATGTTTTTAACATTTTGTTTTTTTATGGGGTTAACAAACTATTCTTCTATCTCTACTAAATCAACTTTAAAATTCAATTGTTCACCAGCTAAAGGATGGTTTAAATCCAAAATAACTTTATCTTCTAACAACTCTTTAACTTTAGCTACTATCGGTCTACCATCTATTGTTCTACCTTCAACAGTTTCACCAATTTGTGGGTTAAAGTTTGGTGGTAAAGCCTCTTTTGGTACTTCAGTTTTGGCTTCTTCATTTCTCAGACCATAAGCGTCTTCTGGTTTTATTTCTAATGTTTTTGTCTCACCTACTTCCATGCCCAAAACACCATCATCAAAACCTTTTATCATTTGACCAGAACCAACTTCAAAATCTAAAGTTTGTCCTCTATCGTATGAACTATCAAATTTTTCACCGTTTTGTAATGT